CTGCTCGAACTGCTCGGCCGGCGGGGAGTACCCCGGCAACGGATGGTGGCCGTGCGACACCTTGCGCGCCCTCGCCCTGCCCTACGCCGCCAACCCCGACTACGACACGGCATGGACGCCCGCCTAGGCGCGGATGTGGTATGGGACGTGCTAGCGTTACAGGCAGGACGTTTGCCGTCCCCTCATATCAGCGCGCAAGCGCAATCAAGCAGCGCCGGGTTCATAGACCGGTCGAACGCCCCGCTCCTCGCCACTGGCCTGTAAGCGGGGCGTTTCGCTGCCCATAAGGGCGGACCACCGCAGCAACAGCCGGACGTAGTTGGGTGGTAAGTGCTCCCGGCGGCCCTTGGACAGGGGACGAGCGATGCTGGAGATCGACTTCACCCTCGGCCCCCTCCGGTTCCGGTTCGTCATCAGCAACCCAGCCAGCGACGAAGCCACCGAGTACCTCAGCGACACCGACCTAGCCGACGACGACGAGACCGTCACAGTCGGGTTCCGCCGATGAGCTTCTACCTAGCCCTTGCGATGCGGATACTCCGGGGAGGCGACCGCATGGCTGACACCCAGACCGAGCCCACCGTCGCAACCGTCACAGAGGCGCTCCTGCTCGCCCTACCCGACTGGCGCCGGCACTACCACCGCTGCCCCGCTGGGTCGAGATGCAGGGCCGAGCACGGTGAATGGGTAGACGTCCTGCTCGAGGAACTGGCCGCGCTGTCCACCCCCACCCACTGACACAGCACCATGCCACGCACTAACACAAGGGCACAGCGGGCACGGAACAAGCGCATCCTCGCCGCCTCCGACGTCTGCTTCTGCGGACACCCAGGCGCGGACGCGGTCGACCACAGGATCCCCTACACGCTCAGGCCAGACCTAGAGGACGAGCCCAGCAACCTACGGCCGGCCCACCACGACGTCACCTGCCCTGTTTGCCTTGTCAAGTGCAACCGTGTCAAGGCCGACAAGCTGGAACCGGAACCCATGAGACGCACGCCCGGGATCGCTAGGCCGGTCTGACCAGGGGGAGTGCCCCCCACCCCCACGACTTGCGGACAGATATCCGTCCGCAAAATACCCCCCCGTGACGCCCCCACCCCTTCTAGGAGGCCCTGGCGATGGCTGAGAGCCGCCTTGAGCACCTTCGAGAGATGGTCGTTGGGGCCGAGGAGCGGATGCTCTCGAAGGGCTGCACGGATCAGAATTACGCGGTTTTGGGGCGTTTTCGGCGTGAATGTCTGGCCGAAATCGACGTCTTGGACCCGCCGACGGAGCAGAACCGGCCGAAGTCGGGCTTGACGGAGTTCGAGCGGAGGCTGGCCGAGCGTGAGCAGTCAACTGCCTCGACTTCACGTCGCGCCGCCTCGAAGTAGGACGTTCGGCGACCTCGCCGCTGACCTTGCGGCGGCGTATGACCTCGAACCGGACCCGTGGCAGCGGCTGATCCTCGAGGATTGGCTGGCAGAGCGCCATGGCAAGTGGGCGGCGCTCACCTGTGGGCTGTCGGTGCCTCGTCAGAACGGCAAGAACGCGGTTCTGGAGATGCGCGAGCTGTTCGGGATGGTCGGTCGGGGCGAGAAGATCCTGCACACCGCGCACCAGGTGAAGACGGCGCAGAAGCATTTCCGCCGGCTGAAGCACTTCTTCGGCTCGAAGAAGGACGACCCGGGGGCGAAGTTCCCTGAGCTGAACGCCTTGGTGACTGAGGTCCGCAACGTCAACGGCCAGGAGGCCATCTACCTCGCCAATGGCGGGTCGGTGGAGATCGTGGCCCGGTCGCAGGGCTCGGGTCGTGGCTTCACCGTGGACGTGATCGTGTGCGACGAGGCGCAGGACATGGGCGACGACGACCAAGAGGCGCTGTTGTCCACGTCTTCGGCGTCGCCGCTGCGTAACCCCCAGTGGATCTACACCGGAACCCCGCCCGGACCCAAGGCAGTCGGCGAGGTCTTCTCGCGCATTCGTGGTGAGATCCTCGACGGCCGCCCGTCGCGTCAGGCGTGGCACGAGTGGTCGTGTGAACCTGACACCGACGCGGACGACCGTGTGGCGTGGGCCGCGGTCAACCCTGGGCTGGAGTCTGGGCGTCTGCAGATAGACGTCATCGAGGGCGAACGGGCGAACCTGTCCGAGTCCGGCTTCAAGCGTGAGCGTCTGGGCATGTGGGAGACGGGCGCACACACGGGAGTCATCCCGGCGGAGTCGTGGCAGGCCGCGAAAGACCCCTCGTCGGCTCCCGTTGACCGGCTTGCACTCGGTATCGAGGTCGGGCCGGACCTGGCGTGGGCGTCGGTGTCGATCGCAGGCCAGCGCGCCGACGGGTCGTGGCACATCGCGCTCGAGGCCGACCAGAACAGTCACGGCAAGGGCGTCGACTGGCTGATTCCTTACGTGCGCGATCTCGTCGCGCTGAACCCCACTCTGCGAACGGTCGTGGTGGACGCTGTCGGCCCTGCGAAGGCCCTGCTCGAGCAGCGCGGACACGCATGGTTCCTCAACGGGACGCGGGTTCGGGTGCAGGTCATCAAGACTGCAGACATTGGGGCGACCTGCACGACTCTCCTCTCCGGTGTGGTCACCGCCGACGTGCGCCACATGGATCAGCCGCAGCTCTCCGCGGCGGCACTGTCCGCCGGCAAGCGCGTCCTCGCGGACTCGGGCATGTGGGTGTGGTCGAGGCGCACCGCGACGAGTGACATCACGCCGATTCAGGCAGCAACGCTGGCGCTGCACGGCGCTCAGACCACCAAGGCAATCCGTCCGGCTAGGGCGACTGGCAGCGGACGGAGGGTTGTGACCGGATGATCGACTCTCGTATCGCCATCCTGGACCTGACCGTCGGCGAGCAGGACACCCTCGACGCTCTCCTGACCCAGTGGCGGGCCAAGCGCCGCCGCAACACCCTCCGCTCGGCGTTCTACGACATGAAGAACAGCGAGCGTGTGCTCATGTCGGAGCAGTTGCCGGCGATGGTTCGCCGCCGCTCGTTCGTCCTCGGCTGGTCGGCCCTGTCGGTGGACAAGCTGAACCGGCGCTGCAACCTCGACGGCTTCTATGACGAGGGCGGCGAAGACCTGAACGGCCTCGGCCTGGGCGATGTCATCCACTCGAACCGGCTGCTTTCTGAACTGTCACAGGGCGTCCACGCCTCGCTGCTGCACGGCCCTGCGTTCATCGTGACCACCCAGGGCGACACGCAGGCCGGTGAGCCGCCTGTCCTCGTCCACGCCCGATCCGCTGAGGTGTCGACGGGACTGTGGGACGTCCGCCGCCGTGAGATGTCCGCGTTCCTGTCGATCACCGCGCTCGACGACAAGGGCGAGCCGACGGCTATGACGATGTACCTGCCGGACCTCAACGTCGACATGGATCGGCGCGAGGGCCGCTGGTACGTGAACCGTCGCCGGCACCGCTGGGGTGTCCCTGTCGACCTTCTGCGCTACCGGCCCCGGCTGGGCCGTCCGTTCGGTGCGTCCCGGATCAACCGCACCGTCATGTCCCTGCACATGCAGGCCCTCGCGGCGATGATCCGCGCCGACGTGAACGGTGAGGCGTACAGCCTGCCCCGGTTCATGCTCCTGGGTGCCAGTGAAGAGGCTTTCCGTAACGCTGACGGGTCAGCAAAGCCGACGTGGCAGGCGGCGTGGGACGCGGTGTGGGCTATCGGTGACGACCCGGACCAGGTCGAGCCCAGCCTTGCTCGGGCTGACGTGAAGCAGTTCAACGGCCAGTCGCCGGAGCCGCAGAACGCCCATCTTCGGATGCTGGCGCAGATGTTCGCCGGGGAGACGGGCATCCCGCTCGGGGAGTTGGGCGTCCTCGGTGACGCGAACCCGACCAGTGCCGAGGCGCTCATCGTGTCCCGCGATGACTTGATCTCTGAGGCGCTGCAGGCCCAGCGCGACTGGTCCCCTGACCTCGCAGTCGTGCCCCGCCGCGCCCTCGAGATGCTCAATGGTCAGGAGTTGCCGGACCTTCGCATCCGCCCCGTGTGGGTCGACCCGGTGCTGACGTCGCCGACAGCCAAGGCAGACGCCGGCCAGAAGATCCTCTCGGCCCAGCCGTGGCTCGGCGGCACGACCGTCGGCCTCGAGTTGCTGGGCCTGACCAACGAGCAGGCCCGCCGCGCCATCTCAGAGCGCGACGGCACCACCCCCATGAACCCGCCCCTCCCCGGGGTCGAGGCGCCACGGCAGCGCACAACGCCGGATGCAGTACCTGACGAGGCTACGGAGCTCACATGACCGACACCCAGACCACGGAACCCGCCCCCGAGGCGAGGGCCGAGGAGACACCAGCGCCGACCCTTACCCAGGCCGACGTCGACCGCATCGTCAAGGAGCGCGTGCAGCGCGAACGGGCGAAGTACGCGGACTACGACGACCTCAAGGCACGCGCAGGCACGGTGACCACGCTCGAGGAGCGGGTCGCCGAGATCGAGGCACGAGCAGTCAAGGCCGAGACGGAGGCGCTGCGGGCGAAGTACGCCGCGGACGTCCCCGAGAAGCTGCGGCCCCTGCTCACCGGGACCACCGACGAGGAGTTGGCGGCCCAACGTGACCTGATCGTCGAGGGCGAGGCCGAGCGCACGAAGAACGGCAACCACGCGCCCCGTGAGGGCACCACCCCCCAGGTCACCGACGACCCGATGCGGCAGTTCGCCCGCGGGTTGTTCAAAGTGACCGACTGAACCAAGGAGCATCACCATGGCAGTTCTCGACACCGGGGATCTCAACCTCCCGGACCAGATCCTCGACCCGTGGCTGGGCCGAGTCCAGACGGGCTCGACCATCGCCACCCTGTCCCAGGCCATCCCTATGAAGTTCGGGGTCGGCACCTCCATGACGTTCGACATCGGTGAGGCCGAATACGTCGCGGAGGGCGCGAACAAGGGTCCGTCCACGGTCACCCCGACTACCAAGACGGTCAACCCCTTCAAGTTCCACAAGACCGTCCGCTGGACGGAAGAGGTCATGTGGGCCGACGAGGACTACCAGCTCGGCGTGGTCAGCCAGGTGCTCGACCTCATCCAGCCGGCACTCTCCCGCGCCCTCGACTACGGCGTGTTCCACGAGATCAACCCTTCCAGCGGTGCCGTCGTGGCCGCCATGGACGGCGGGCTTAAGGACACCACGAACTCGGTGGAGATCGCCGCCGCAGCTGCGTACACCTACCTCGACGCGGCCGACGCTCTCGTCCTCGCCGACGGGTACGTCCCGTCCGACATCGCCATCGACCCGTCGTGGGCGGCGTCGTTCTCCTCGCTGCGTGGCACCAACTCCGAGGTTCGGCTCTACCCGAACTTCCGCCTCACGCAGGCCGTCTCGGAACTCGACGGGCACCGCGCCTCGGTGAACAAGACCGTCGGCGCCGTCGGTGTCGCTGCGGTCGCCACCAACGTCAAGGCGTTCGTCGGGGACTTCTCCGCGATCCGCTGGGGCATCCAGCGGCAGATCGGCCTCGAGGTCATCCGCTACGGCGACCCGGACGGGCAGGGCGACCTTAAGCGCAACAACCAGGTCGCCTTCCGTGCGGAGGTCGTCTACGGCTGGGGCATCGCCGACCTGAACGCCTTCGCCAAGATCGTCGACGCGGTCTGATGGCCCGCCTGACGAGCCCTACGGGGGCTGCCGTCAGCGTGGATGACGGCAAGGTCGACGAGCTCCTGCGCCGCGGGTTCACCGCCGAGCAGGAGAAGAGGGCGCCGGCCAAGAAGGCGGCAGCCAAGAAGACGGCGGCACCGTCCGCCGACAAGTCCTGACGGAAGGGGGCGGCCATGGCTCTCGTGACCACTGTCACGCCTGCGACCATCGCGGTTGCATTGGGCCTGGCCGCCCCCGACTCAGGCTCTGTCACCGAGTCCCGGTGGCAGCTCTGGATCGACGACGCGCTGATGCTCATTCAGGTGCGTTACGACTCGATCGGCGACGAGGACATCGTCGTCGACCAGGCGCTGCTCGACTACGTCATCCGCGAGGCCGTGGCGGCGCACGCCCTGCGCCCGGACGATGCCACACAGGTCAGCGTGTCCGTCGATGACGCAACCGTCACCCGGACCAACCGCGCCAGCAGGGGCAGGGTCACCATCCTCGACGAGTGGTGGGCGCTGCTCGGCCTGACCACGACGTCAGGGTCTGGCGCGTTCTCCGTGCGCCCCTACGGGCTGGGCATCGGCGGCGCGCATCAGCCGTGGTGCAACCTCGTCTTCGGTGCCCTGTACTGCTCCTGTGGCGCGGACCTGACCAACTACACGTACCCGCTTTACGAGTTCTGATGATCGGCCACGACGTCGCCGCCGCTCTCCCCGAGCTGCGCGCCCAAGCCGAGTCGCTGATGACCGCCACGTGCGACATCGACCGCCTGACGACGACTTGGAACGAGGCACTCCAGAAGTCGGTCACGACCTGGGCCTCTGTCTACGCGGACGTTCCGTGTGCGCTAGTCGCCCCGCCGGTCACCACGCAGGCGCTCCTCACCCAGGAGTCGGTCGCCCGTGACGACATGCAGGTCAAGGTTCCCGTCACGTACACCAACATTCGCCCTGACGACCGGGTAACGGTCAACGGCACCGACGTCATGTGGGTGACCCACGCGCCTACCCGAACCAATCAGGTGCAGCGCCGCCTCGAGTGCAGGTGGGTCCGGTGAACGAGTTCGACCGTTACGCCGCCGACCTCGTGAGTGCATCCGAGGGCATAGACGAGGACGCCGAGCGGGCTATGGGGCGCGTGGGTAGGGGCGTGTTGCTCTCGGCCGAGCAGAACGCACCTGTGCTCACGGGATTCCTTCGCCAGAGCCTTTATCTCATTCAGCGTGGGACCACTGCCATCGTGGCGACCGACGACCCCAAGGCCGTGTTCGTCGAGTACGGCACCTCGGACACCCGCCCTCAGCCGTTCATCGGCCCCGCCGCCGACGAGTGGGAGCCGGAGTTGGTCCGCGAGGTCGAGAAGATCCGCGACGACGTCGTCGAGGGTCTCTGATGATGACCACAACGGCCCTGCACGCGGCCATAAAGGCGGCTCTGACGGGCGCAGGCGTCGCGGCGGTAGATGGACCGGCCGACGACCTTCCGGCGGGCGCAGACGGCCTCGTAGCGCAGGCCGCGGTGCTGTGGCCGGCCGCTGGGTTGCACCGCTACACCCGCATGGAGGGCACGAAGTCGGGTCGCGTCGACCGCGTGCTCATCACCTGCGTTGGCGCCACCAACAACGACGCCCTCGCGGTCGCCGACAAGGTCGAGGCCGCCATCGGGGGCCTGGTCGTCTCGGCCAAGGGCTCACCGCTGCGTCAGCTCGACCTCGGCCTCGAGCCAGTCGCCGAACCGAACGCCGACCCCGTGCGCGTATCGCTCCCCGTTGTCTACGCCACCATCACGAAGGGCTAACCCATGGCTCAGAACCCCGCGCTGTTCGTCCGCGTCTCCAACGACCACGGCCACCACACAGTCACGGCCACCGCCGCCGAGCGCGCCGGCTCGAGGTGGCGGGTGCTGAAGCAGGACGCCGTCGACAGGTTCGGCCGCCCGCTCGCGTCGAAGCCCCGCGAGGACGTGGCCGCGCCCAGCTCGGCCCGTGCCAGGTCGGCGAAGAAGGCCGCGGCCCGGCGCACCACAAGCTCCGTGTCGGACACCGACGCGGCGACCCCCACCCCCACCGAGCCTGAGACCGTCTCGGGCGACACTCCCAAGGAGTAAGAATGGCAACCGAGGCAATCCCGGGCGTCGT